GGTGTAATACGCAAACGGATTAGCAGATTTTGACTCATCAAATTGCAAACCAATTTGACTCAACTGTAGCAAAGCTTGAGACTTCATTTCATCGTTGTAAGTGTATCCGCGCCAGTTTGAACGTGTAGCATAACGCTCAACTAACTTCATGTACATCAACGCAAGCTTGTTAGTAACTTTGCCGTGATCACGGCTATATTCGCCACTTGTTATGTCGCCTTTCCAATGCGACTTGCCAACTAACTCTGGACCATCTGCAGACATTCGGTAATGTTGGAATGGCGGAAAGTTGACTTTAACGTACTTAATGGCAGTAGTTGGAGGCACGACTTCTGGTACATCCTCGTCATATTCAGTAAGCAGTTCTTCAGCATCTTCATCAATAATTGCGATTTTGCCCTTTTTGCCTTTAACTACTTTCGGAACAGTGGGCGCAGCTTCTGGAATATGATCCCATGTCATAACACGAAATACAATGTTCTCAGTGAGAATGGACTCAACCGGAACTTCTGGAACCTCAGCCTTCTTTTTGCCTTCAGTCTCAGCAGCAATATCTTGCGCCAATTTGGTTAGCCGTTCTGCTCTCGCAGTGCGTCCTTCCTCAATTCTAGCAGCAATGTCGTTTACTGACGCAATAATCAAATCGTATTCTGAGTGCTCTGGGGCAATATAGCTACAATATGATGCTTTGCTCTTATGAATCTCCTTTAAGATATCTTTATTGTTTAGATAATTTTGCTTACGCATTTGGTTTCCTTTTTAAATTTTTATTTTTGTTTGCTTCGGCAATTCTTGCCGCGGCTTCAGGCGATCTATTTTTTGCAGCTATACTCATTTTTTGTTTAACTTCATCTGAAAGTGGTTTTCCTTTTTTAGCTGACGGTCTGCCAATGGCTTTCTCAGACATTTTAGCCTTTGCTTCCTCGCTGCGAATTTTCCCAGTGTTTGCTGCACTAATCTTTTTCTTGGTTTCTTCACTGATTGGTGTGCGAACACGATTTTTAGCTGCAATAGAACGTTTTTGTCTTGTCTCTACTGACTCATTGCGTTTAGCTTCAGCCATTCGTTGTCTAGTTAGTAATGACGGGTCACTTATCCCTTCGCCGCCGTTTGTTTGGTTGTTTAAAATCCCTTCTCCTAAATCTTTCCGACCATATTTTGCGATAAGTTCTATTTCATAATCGTGTGCTTCTGATTCAGAAATATTTTCTTTCAGAAAGACTATGTATTCTTTAGCTGGCACTGGGGTTCTACCGTGTTTAACAAAAGCTCTGCCTCCAGTTCCCTTGCCAATGTAGTATGGTGTTCCAGCAATGCTGGTCATTGAATCTTTGCTACGCAAGTATGCGTAGACGTAATAAGTATTTGTGTCGCTGGACATATATCCCTCCAAGGATGTCTAGAGTAGTCGGGTGTTGACGCACCGCGGGCTACACCATTATTTATCCTTCTATTTAAATAATTTATTTTTCTTGTCATTGTTATTGTTCGCAGAAATCCGCGATCCTTTATAAAGTTAGTAGATTATAACATACATAAATATATAAAAGCAAGAGGTACCATGGCGAGTTTCGGAGATTTTTTTGGTGATGTTAATAAAGTTGCTGCTGTAACAAGTCAAGCAGTTTCAGTCATGAGCGGACCATTAAATTCTGTGGCTCGATCTTCTGGAAATAGCTCATTAAGCAATGCAGTGCAAGGAGCATCTCTTGGCGCTGGTGCATTGGGCAACCTAGCAAGCGGCGTTACTAACCTTAAAAACATTAACGGAAATCTGTTTGATCCTTCCAATGCAAGATTAGCAATGGCAGGGTTATCACAACTAGCGTCGGCAGCTTCTATGGGGTCTGCACTTATGGATATGATGGGTGGATCATCAGATGCAGAGGTATCTTATCAACGAGGATACGGTAATATGCCAGGTGGCAGCGGCTCAGGTGGCGGTGGCGGACGCGGCGGCGGAAGTTATGGTAGTTCAAGCTCAAGCAAAAGCTCTTCAGGAAACGGAGGATTTGATGTCCCGTGGTCAGTATCTCTTTCTTGCCCGGCGCTACGTGGTAATGTTGTATTCCCAGTAACACCACAAATTACAATGACTGACACTGCAAAGTACTCGTCAGCTGGATTAGTTCATGCAAATTATGCTATGCAATTTTATGAGTCAAGCGAAGTATCTGCAATACAAATTATGGCAGATTTTCCAGTACAAAATTCTCAACAAGCACAAGAGTTACTAGGATGCATTTACCTGTTCCGCGCTGCCACTAAGATGTTTTGGGGCAGCGACGCAGCGGCAGGTACTCCGCCGCCATTATGTTTCTTAAACGGATACGGCAAAGGATATATGAAAAATGTTCCTTGTGTAGTTACTAGTTTTTCACACACTATGCCCGAGGACAAAGATTACATTTATGCCAACGGAACACGGGTACCAACAATGAGTCAAATACAATTACAGTTACAACCAGTATACAGTAGAAACTCGCTTAATGAATTATCAATAAAATCAGTAGCTTCTGGTAGCTTACTAAACTTCGTATAATATGGCAACAGTAAAATATAGCAATACGAGTCCATACGCAGCTTCTAAGTTGTATGGTAATTTCTTAGATGTTATGAATCCTCGTCCAATACCAAAGTTGGCGAACGACAAGCTATATATCATTGATAGATTTTACCATCTTCGTCCAGACTTGCTGGCCTACGACTTATATCAACGACCTTCGCTATGGTGGGTATTTGCATCACGCAACCCAAACTCACTTAAAGATCCGCTCTTTGATTTTGTAACAAACAACCAAATCTATATTCCTGATCGTGCAGCATTGTTTACAGCACTAAACATCTAATAGACCAACATGGCAGAAAACGTATTACATGATTATGTAAACTGGACATACAATCTGAGTTTATATTCACTTTCTAAAGCTGGGTTAAACTCAATGCAAGAAAGCCCTACTATGTACCCTCCGGGAACAAGGTGTTTAATAGCTTCAGCAGATCGTGATGACGGTGATAGGAGCCCACACTTTGACACTGTATTTTTCTTTGAAAAAATGTCAATGGAAGGTACTAACGCTCAAAACACAAATAATTTCTCAATAACTTTTTCAGTTATTGAGCCCATGGGATGCACTCTATACAATCGCTTGATTGCTGAAGCAAAAGATACCTCATACGATAATGTAACTGAGATGAACTTCATTATGAAAATTGACTTTTTTGGTTACACGATGGGTGGTGCTCCAACAAAAATTCCTGGCACTACTAAAGTATTATGCATTAAAGTTCAAACTATTAGTATGAAAATAACGCACAGGGGTTCAGAATATTCATTTACTGCTACCCCGTCTGGACACGCCGACACCCTAGGGTCAGCAGTTGGGTCAACTCCACTCCGCATTGAAACTACCGGGTCAACAGTTGCGGAAATTTTTGGCAAAGGAAAAGCTTCTCCTGTTAAAAGCTTTGCCGACTCTATTAACAAATATTATCAAACTCTTGTTACTGACAAGAAAATGGAATCAGCTGACGAGATTGAATTTGATATTCATCCTGACATCTTAAAAGCTAAGTTAACGTCATCCGACGAAATAGCATCATTGAAACGTCACATGGAAGCAGCGGGGAAAGAACAACAGCAAGGCACAAAAACTAGAATGGAGCCCGTCAAGTATTCGGTGCAAAATATGTCTTTTGAGGCGGGAACTGCTATCACAGAAGTTCTCGGAATGGTAATACGCCATAGTGAGTACATCACTGAACAAATTAAGGACGATGAAAACAAAGAAGGTACTCCATCAAACGGTACAGTCAACTGGTTTAAGATTATACCAGGTGTAAAATATAACGACTATGTGAAGTCATCAAACAGATTTGCTAAAAAATATATCTATCACGTAATACCGTATGTCATATACAATACGCATAATCGGTCGTTTCCTATCCAAATTGGTGGCGGGGAGCAAATCAAAGAATACAACTACATTTTCACTGGTAAAAATAAAGATGTTATCAACATAGACTTAATGTTTGATATGACATACTTTACCTCACTTACTACTAACCAGGTTAACGTTGGCGTAGCATCTGGTACTAAGGCACCCGCAAGAACTGAAGATCCTGCTACTCCAGGATCATCAGCTGCACAAATGGCATACGATGCAGCATCAAAAGCAGCGGCAGGCGCAGACTTAGGATTTGCTGGACCAACAATGCCGTTGGTTGATGCTGCTGGCTTAATTGCTAGTGTTGGGTCAAACTCTAAAAGTGATAAAGCTAGACAGCTTCAGTCGTCGTTGCCAACTGCTGGTAACGGTGCTGACTTACTCAACTTAAAGTTAAAAATAGTCGGAGACCCGGATCTTATTAAACAAGATGACGTGACCTATTGGAATATACAACCTGGACAAACTGAGACCGAAACGGGCAGTAAAGTATTTGATAACGAACAACGATTCGTCGCAGTTAACTTTAAGTCTGCGTCTGATTACAATAGTGTTGGGATGGCAATACCTGGAACTGATCCGTACTCAGTTGGTGTGTTTTCTGGAAAGTACACCATCAACATGATCAAGAGTGAGTTTTCTGGAGGAAAATTTACACAAGAACTTGAACTGATTAGGTATCCCTTACAACAAGGGCCAAACACATTTTCGGGCGGCAATATTGGTGGTGCGTCGTCATACGCTGGTATAGATCGTAGCTCAATGGATGCAAGGGCAGGCGGTAGTGGAGATAGTGGTGGGGCAGGAGGAGCAGGAGGTACAATGGGGCAGTTTGATGTAAGATCAGCACCGACTGCGATTAATAACGCAGCCAACCTTCTTGACTCAGCAAGCTTGTCTATAAACGCTTCAGGTAATTTTAATGTTGCTGCAATGCCGTTAGCTGCCCAAGCGGAAAAATTTGCTTCGCTAGGGCCAGCGGTTGCACAGTTGGGGATAGATGTTGGGTTAGCTAGAAACACTACTAACGCAGTGTCGTCTATTTCTGCACCTTATTCAGAAGTTACACAAACTAGAATAGATAGAAACACATAAGAGAAAACAATGCCATCTAACAGTAGAGTATTAGGTAATGTACCTAAAACAGTCAGCAAAAATAAAGCATACGGCGTAGACAAAAGTCCAGGCCCATATGTTGCTACGGTTAAAAATAACGTTGATCCAACACGTTCGTGCCGCCTACAAGTTTTCATTCCTGACTTTGGAGGATCTGAAACTGAAGAGTCAAACTGGGTAACGGTGGGTTACGCTTCACCGTTTATGGGTATGAGTCGCTTCCCCCGTGTACGCGAAGAAAAGTCTCAAGAGAACATTTACGAAAAAGTAAATCACTCATACGGAATGTGGATGTCTCCACCTGATGTAGGCAACTTTGTCTTAGTAACTTTTATCGCCGGTGACACCAACAAGGGTTACTGGTTTGCTTGCGTAGCACCTGAACTCACTCAATACGCAACGCCAGGCGGCGCAGGCTCTATGTTTGATACACGTAAGACAACAGTAGATCCAGGATTGATAGCACAACTTCCAACTCCGCCATATCCAGTCACAGAGTTTAACGATGTCAACAAAGGTTTGTTCCCAAAATGGAATGACTTCTTAGAAATTCCTAAGCCAATACACGAAGCGCAAGCATTACGTTTACTACGTGAGGGGTTAGAGGACGATAAAATACGTGGCGTAATAACTAGCAGCGGTCAGCGTGAAAGCCCAAGCCGCGTGTTTGGTATTAGCACACCTGGACCACAAACTCCTGGCCCTGATCACGATTTAGCGGCTGCGATTGGAGACATGCCAGACCCAATGGGGGTTAAGGGTCCGCAGTATAGACTAGGAGGGCATACTTTCGTTATGGACGATGGAGACGATAAAGGTAAGAATCGTATTGTGCGATTACGAACTTCGTCGGGCCACCAAATCATGCTTAACGATACGCATGGTTTTATCTATGTCGCAAACGCAGAAGGCACAGCATGGTTTGAGATGACTAAAGACGGCAAGTTTTACTTTTACGGCAAAGACTCTATTAGCTTCCGTACTGAGAAAGATTTCAACGTTCACGCAGACAAAGACATCAACATGTATGCTGGCGCAGCGATGAACAAGTATGCAGTTTCAGACATGGTACAGGAAACTGCGGGGCTTATGTCTCTACGTGCAGAAGGCGAACTGAACATGTTTGGTAGCATGGTTGGTTTGAAATCAAGTAGCAAACTAGCAATACAAAGCGATACGTTTACCTCGTTAAAAGTTGGTACAGACTTAGCTATACAAACTGGTGGTAAGATTACGCTCAAAGCAGCAACTACGATAGGCACACAATCGGGGACAGATACTACCATGTTATCTGGAGCAACGTTGGTAATGTCGTCTGCTGGGAACCTTAGCTTAAAAACAGGCGCAGCATTGGCAACACAATCTGGTGGCAATACGACTCACTTAGCGGGCGGACAAATTTTAGAGACAGCATCACAAATCCATATGAATGGTCCAGGTGCGCCAGCTGCTCCGGCGGCTCCTGCATCTATAGATGCCAAAGCATTCAAGAAACCAGCGCCTATTGATCGTGCATTCCACTACGATCCTAAGCCTATTGAAAAATATCCAAAATGGAAACCAATGGAAATACCGTTCGTATCGTCATGCCCAATTGTACCAACGCATGAGCCGTACAATTTCCCAGACAAGTCACCAGCGCGGCCAGATTGCTGTAACGGAGTTGGTGGCACGGTTGAAGAGACACACGTTAAGCCACATGCACAGCCACCGAAGGGCGGAGAATCGCTAACTAATGCAGGGCCTATCCCGCGACTAACTGACGTAACATTACCATGATAACATTTGCGCCACTCTCCAAAGATGAAGTAGGAAAATCTCCTGGGGTACCTATTGGAAAGTTCTACGGGCATGAAATATCAGCCATTAAGGAAGTTATCTCCAAAATGTATTCGGGCAGTGATTACCTGCAAACTAGCAAAGGGTTTGGGAAATACGGGCTTACAAATACCGCATTGCAAGCATTGGGGTATATGGGGCCAACTAACACTTGGTTGGGATTACACGGGTTCACCACAGCAGAATCGTTCTTGCATTCAGATCACACTCAAGAGCAAGCAATGGATAAATGCCTACAGTACCTATATGATGCAAGTCGCGGGATTATCAATAGCAGCACTACAAAAGCTGATGCTGCTGGTCTTTTGATCTCAGCATATTGCCTAGGGGTTGACGAAACTAGGGTTGCACTTATTACTAAGAATAAAGACACAGAATGGGTAGAGCTGTATATGAAAATGGGAAAGCAAGCGATGGCAGTAGTAGAATCGCTATAAATACGATATGCCTTTATACAACGGATTCTCAACCATAAACAGACAGAAGAAGTATCATCTGACTGACTTTGATCTTGCAAAACAAGATCTATATAATCACCTGCGCATACGCAAGGGCGAAAAGCTAATGAATCCAAAGTTTGGTACAATTATTTGGGATATGATTTTTGAACAGCTGACTACAGAAACGACAGATGCAATTACTGAGGACATAAAAGCTATTGTGGCTTATG